CTTTCGGGTCGTATTTTATAGTTGGGGAACTATATTAAGCGGAGGCATCTTTTTTACTTCATTCCTCCATTGAAGTGGTATTTAAATACCCTTTAAATTCTTTTTAAAGTATTGGAATAGGTTCAGGCGCCAAGCGATAAAGCCCAAGGCTACTAAGGCAATAAGCACTACTATGAGTGTGATATAAAACCCTGCTTGAAAGCCTTTTACTTTGACTTCCTTCTGTTTATGAATATTCTTTGCAGTACTACGCTCTGATGTGTTATGTATGGCGTTGGCGTAGGTGTGCTGCTGGTGGTTGTCCTCACGCAGGGCTTTGTTATGGGTTGCTGTATATTGCCCGTTTTGTGTGAGTTGTCCGCCTGAGAGGGTGATTTTCTCAATGAGCTTGCCGTCCTTCTCGTGGGTATAGATCAGGTCGCGGACGGTGCCGTCTTTGTCGGTTACGGTGCTCAATGAGAAGTGCGCCGACTGCAATAGCGACTGGTTCTCGAGGGTGCTGACACGCTTGCCTATTTCGGTAAATAGGCTGTCTAACGCCCGTGCGGCTCGCACCTCAGTGGTTTGCACAGTCTTTTCGGTGGATGCCTGCTTGGTGCGGCAGGCGGTTAGCATTAGTGCACAGAGGATAGTGCACAGTGCATAGTGTTTGATGTGTTTCATACGTGTTTATTTTTGTTTGTTATTTATTCTTTGTGGGGTATTAGTCCAATGTAAGTCCAGTGTAGGTCCAACGTAAGTCCAATGTAGGTCTAAGCTCAAAGCTGTTTGTACTCGGTTTTGGCATCGAAACTTGGGCAGGCTTTTTTGACACCTGCAAAGTCGCGGTGCCCTAAGATTTGGGCGTTGGGGTAGAGCTTTTTTAGGGCTTTGAGTAGCTCTAATAGGGCGGCTTTCTGCTGTGGGGTGCGGGTATCTTTGGGCTTTTTGCCGCTGGCATCGCACCCGCCGATGTAGCAGATACCAATGCTATCGCGGTTATGCCCTTCTACGTGGGCGGGGATGAGGTTTACGTCCCTACCCTCGTGCACACTGCCATCTAAGTAGATGACGTAGTTGTAGCCTATACCTTTGAAGCCTCGTGCACGGTGCCACTGGTCGATGTCCTTTACAGTAAAGGGTTTGCCTTCGGGTGTGGCTGAGCAGTGGACAACGAGGTAGTTAATGGTTCGGGTGGATTTTTTTAAGGGTGTCATAATGGTTTAATTTTTTAGCTTACATTATTAATATTTACTAATACATCTTTGTTTCGAGTGATAGTTACATCAGCATAGGAGCCTTGTCCTGAAATTGTTTCAACATTATTACGAAACACTTTATCCTTAGCTCCTATAATAACAAATGAGACATTTCTGTATACATTGCTTTGTATTGTAAAATGTATCGGTTTGTTTATCTTATCACATTCAATTCTTATAAGAGCATCACTATATTCATTATCATAGAGTAGGAAAGCACCATTATGAGCTTCTGTGATAGTGTCGCCTGGGTGAATCTCAACTACATTAGGCTGTGAGCTTCCTCCACCTGAACCTGAGTTGTTGAGTTTTTGCTTAATACTTTCTTGTAGGTCAAGGGTAATGCTGAATGTAGGCTGATTCAACTTCTCATTTTCAACTATTGCTGTTGCTTTGATAGTTGCAGAGTTTTTAAAAAGAATCGCCCTTATATCAGTACTTGCTGTTTCCTTTTTGTACTTTACTTCAATACCTCTCTTAAAATAAGAGCCATTGCCGCCGTCAGCTGCTACCATTATCCCATTGAGGCTTTCCTCTAATTTGCTTACAGTAGATTTATCTGCTTTTTGGTTTAACTGATATTGGTTAGGGAGCGCATTTAAAGAGGCTTCCAGTCCTTCTATATCTGTTATTTTATGGGTGTGTGAGAGCAGTGCATAACGTCCATCGAGGTTTACAGTGATGGGCGTACCATCGGAGCGGTTGCCTGTAAGGACGCCTGTGGTGGGGTCAAACGCTAAGGAGTTGAGTTTTACATCGGGACCTGCACCGCCGCCACCTGCGATGTCTACGAAGGGGGCTGTAAGGACTTCGCCGTTCTTAAAGGTGAGGGTGATGGTTTTGTTTGCCTCGCCTGTTACACTCATACTCACGGCTCGCCACTTTTCATTCTCTGTATTACGGGCTTTTTCCTCATCGGTGTAATCGTTGGAAGTGAGGGTTTTCCCATCTTCTTTATCAACTTTTTTATCGAAGAGGGCTTTGTGTGCCTGCGTATCGGTGAGGTGATTGTTAATCATATCAGCATTAGCGGTGTTTTCGAGGGCTGATTTTAGCCCTTCAACACTGTCAATGGGTATCTTTTCGTCCTTGTGCCAATAACTTTCTATCCACGCCCAAAATTGGTTTTGGGTGGGCTTTTTGAAGTTGGAGAACCAACCTTTGAGTATTTCTTTTGCTGTTGCCATTGTTATTTAATTGTTAGGGGTTAGTGATTAGGGGGTTAGTCGTCAAAGCCTACAAATTGAATGAATTTTACTACGCGTGAGGGCTGGATGTTGTTGTGGGGCTTATTGCCACCTGTGGACTCAATAAAGGTATTCATATAGGCGGCATTGATCTCACGGCGTTCACCTACACGTGTGCCTCTTTGGTCGAAGGATACTTGCGGGTTGTCGTCGGGGTCACCACCATCGTCATTTGATAGGTAGAAGCGCCAATTTACATTGTGCTTGTGACTTGGGATCTCATTGGTTGTTAGGGTTACTTGTTTCTCTCCTACAATTCTATCTATTTGGCTAAATCCTACATAGAGAGGATTGCCATCTTGGTAGTCGTTGGGGTCGTGCCCTACAGGTACACATCCTTTCAATCCTGTATATTCTATCCAGCCTTTTGGAATTTCATTGTGAGGTCTCCCCCATATTGCTATAGTGCCAATGGGAATGCTATGCTTAACGCGCCACTCTAACTTGGCAATGCGAGCGATGACGGCGGGTAAGGGGGCAATGCGCTTGGAGGCTGCCCAAAGGTAGCCATCAGGCGAGTTACCAAAGGTGGCGTATCGGGTGTGCTCTACATCTTTGCTGGTGCCGTCCTCAAAGGGTAGAGGGGTGATGTCTTCTCTTACGATGACTTTATCTGAAAGGGTACTGCCTTTGAAGGGCAACACCTCATCAAGGGCTTTGATGTAGACCACGCCGCTGGCAACGCTGTTGCCTGTGATCTCACAGCCTTTGAGGATTACCAGCTCGCCTGCCATAGCCCCAAGGGTGTTAAAGAGGCTGTAAGCATCCTGCATATAGTCGAGGGTGTTGGCTTCGAAGGGGAAGCCGCCTGTGTGTTTTAGGTTGAGTTTGTTCATTGTTTTAAGCGTCTTTTAAAAGGTTTTTAAATCGGGTTTCAAGGCTTACGAAGTCCTGAAGGTTTACCAGGTTAATGGTGGGACCTACATTGGTGGTAAAGTGCATCCGCTTGATGGCTGCCAAAAGGTCGGCGATGAGGGTGGTAAGGCTCTCACGCTGGTTTTTCACCAGTAGCTTCTCGTCGATGGTAAAGCTGGCTTTTTCGGTGTTTACCTCAAAGGCTTCAATACTCTCGGCGTGCAAAAGGAAGGGCTTGGTGTCGCTATTTTCAATGATGCCGAGTAGGGCAAGGCTTCCTACCTTCGGCTTGAGGTAGAGGCTGCCAATGCCGAGCAGTACACCAAGGAAAGGCAGGTCGCTGTCTAAGTCGGTTGCCTCACAAGTTTTTTCTTCCCAATTGACCGAGCTGATACGTGCCCACTGCACTTGGGTGGGCACTTGGCTCTTGATGTTCTTTGCCATCAGAGAGGTAAATTCGTCTACTATATTCATTTATTAGGGGTTAGGGGTCAGTGATTAGGGGTTAGTAGCCTGTGCAGCACGCACCCCTATTTCTATTTCTTGACGGTATTGTGAGGCTTCGAGGGTTTTCTTTACGCGGTCTACATAATAGGTGCCGTGGCGGTCGGGATAAAGGGTGGATACAATCTTTACCTTTTGCCCGTGCTGCACGCTGGGGATACCGTAGGTGGTAAAGGTGCCTTCAAAGCCTTCGTGTTTACTGAGTTCATACAGGCGACGTACTTCTTTGTCGAGTGCTTCTTGTGTGCTTACGTTCCAGCTCATATTGATGGTTGTTACAGGGTTCTCATCGCCATACTCAGCTTTGAGCTTATTGCCTTTGCCGTGAGTGGCAGTGCCAACGATCTTTACGGTGCGTTCTTCCTTCGATAGGTATTTGAGGCTATTATCAGTACAGTTGCGCTCTAAGTCAAAGGTGTGATATTCATTTGGTTTACTTACTTCTGAGTAGGGTTTGGCAACTGTTAATTTACCTTCTCTAATAAAGCTGTATATTGCCCATTCTTTTTGGAGCTTATCGAGCACTGCCCCAAGGGTGGTTTTGCTAAAACGTACAGCTCCAAGGGGTACATCGGCATCAGTGTTGATGGGTAGGCTCTTTACTATGTCAGTAAGGAACTTTTTCAGAGTTACGCTTGAGGCGGCGTAGTTTACAGGGAGCTGCCTTAGCTTCCACATCTCATCGGCGAGGGTGAGGCGTATAGGGAAGTCGGCGGATACTTGTGTGATGTAGCCTGTGAACTCTTCTACAAGGGTGCCGTTATAGCCCATCTTAATACTTACCTTGTCGCCTACCTTAAAGATGTCACGCACCTTTTGCTTATCAAAGTCGCCTACGTTGCGGGGTAGGACGACTGTGGCTGTGTCGGTGAGCATCTTCCAGCTGCTTTCTATCTCTATGACAGAGATTTTTTGCACTTTGAAGGGCAATCCTTTCAAGGGGTAAAAGGTAATTTCGGTTTGTAGAGCGAGGGTCATAGCTTATAGATGAGTTCAAAGGGTTCGTCGCTGATGCAGTTTAGTTCTATGGGTATGACGTTGGGGCTACCTTCAAGGCTGCGGATGTCAATGCTTTCTATGACTATATTGTGTATGTTCTTCCACCCAAAGAGTTCGCCTTCTACAGATATGCTCTGCACGGCTTCACTCCACTCAACGAGGCGACGCTCGTAGGCTCGAGCGGTAAGCTCATCGGTGATGCAGAGGGTGCGGATGCGGATGCTCCAATCGTCGAAGCCGTAAATTTCTTTGACGGTGCCGTTGCCACCTATCACATCGGTACGTGTGAGCATCTTTGAGCGGGAGAAGTCTGCCATTGTGGCAGGGGGTAGCCAAAAGTCAGCAAGGGGTTTTTCGGTGATTTGCCCTTTGCTGTTATAGAACTTATAGCTGCCGCCTTTGAACTTGATGGGGAAGACAATGGGGGTGCCGAGCTTTGAGAGACGTTTGGCTTCTTTGCTTTCGGCTACTTTCAGACCGCTGTAAGTGATAGGGGTAGGCTTATCGCTGCCGATGGGTGCGGTAAGGTATACAGGCGGGGTGGTGCCGAAGGCTGCCTGAAAGAGTTGTCCTATGTTATAGCGGTTGTCCATTGCTTATTTTAATTTGCTTTTTGATGCGTTCATAATCTTTGCCATCACGTTCTAACTGTACTTTCACACGCTTCTCTATTGCCACAGGGTCGTGCTTTGCCTGTACCCACTCTACAGCATTGATACCTACCAGTGGGTCACTTTTGAGGTTACCTTGGTAGAGTTGTAGCAAAAGAGCAACCTCTTGCAGCTCACTCTCACCAATGACAAAATCGCCACCGATGATTTCTAAATCGTTGTCTTTTAGTAGAACGTCTTTCATATCTTAGAGGGTCACTACGGCATCGCGCATACGGTCATTGATAAGTCCGATAACTTGGTTAGCAGCTGACTCCTTGCTACCTATGTTCTTGTCAATGGTAAAGGTGTTCGTCATCTGTATATTCACATTGATAGTCTTACTACCCCCACCCCCTGAGCCGCCACCTATGCTGAGTGTATCAGCTTTGCCACTGCTTTTATCACCACTTTTGTTTGTAGCGAGGTCTGCCCCTTTGCCATTAGTGTTATCTCCAATAGCAGAGGCAGGTGATAGCGTACCACTGGAAGCAGGTTTTTTAGCGACTGCTTCTTTCTTCTCATCACTTTTCCAATGGAGGGACTGCCCTGCTTTTTTAAACTCTTCAGCAGCTTTCTTACCTGTCTCTACTGCCTTTTTAGCACTGTCAGCAATAGCTTGCTTACGGGCTTCAGTATCGGCGTGTATCTGTGCCAGCATCTTGTTGTTCTCAGCTTTATCGCCGATACCCATTGCATTCTTAAAGTTGTACCAACCCTCTTTAATCTTATTGATACCAATCATTAAGCCATTGACAAGTGTATTCCAGTAGAGTTTTACCCCTTCTACCCACGTTTGAACCAGTAGCTTTGCACCGTTCCAAGTGTGTTTCCAAGCCTCCCCCCAGCCACTAACTTTTGAGGCAAGGTAAGCAATACCAGCGATAAGTGCTCCTATGGCTACAATGATAATACCGATAGGGTTTGCTGATAAAGCTACATTCCACAGCCATTGCGCTGCGGTGGCAATCTTTGTCCATACCACCATCAGCTTTTGGGCAACAACTGTCTTGCTGAGCCAAGAGCCAAAAGAGGTGATAATAGGACCCAGTCCTGACCACGCAGCCCCTAAGTCGCCTGCCACTGAAACAGCGCCACCTAAGGCATCACCCATCACACCTAAGTACTTAAAGGCACCAAAGCAAGCGATCTTCACATCTTCAAGCCACGCGTGTACGCGGCTCATCTTCTCACTCCAACCACCCATCACTGTCTGCGATTGCTCTACTGCTACATTGGTACCTGTTATCTGTGCGGTGAGTTCTGCCTGTGCATCGGCGGTATTAATAAGCCCTTGTGCTGCTTGGATATTCTCAGCACCAAAGACAGCTGCCAGCACATCGGTATCCTTCCCTACTTTTTGCAACTCCCTAAGACGCTCAGCAAACGGCAGCGCAGTGTCGGACACCTTCTGCATATTTACCCCATAGGCTTTGAGCATTTCGGTAGCCTCTTTAGAAAGTGCTGAGGGGGCATTCATCTTGATAAGCACGTTACGCAATCCTACCCCTGCTTCTGCCCCGTATTTACCACTTTGGGCTAAGGCTTGAAGGGCGGCATTGGTCTCTTCAAAACTCACATTAGAGAGCTTTGCAGCACCCCCAGCATTTACAAGAGCTTGGGCTATCTGAGGCACTTCGGCAGCACCTTCTTTGGCTCCTGCTGCCATTACGTTCATCATTCGCTCCATAGCCCCAGCAGCTTCAATAGGGTTGGTAAGGTCTACTCCGAACTGTAGCATTGAGGTAGTAAGCGCATCGGTAGCACCTACTACATCACCGCCCATTGTCTTAGCAAGCGTGTTGGCATACTTTCCCATCTTAGAGAGTGCCTCATCGCTTTCGCCTATCTGAGGACCCAAACGCGAGAGGATGGTCTGAAAGGTAGAGAGGTTATCAGTAGCACTGCCGCCAAACTCTTTGGCAAGGTCGCGTGCACGACTGCCGAGTTTATCCAATCCTTCGCCTGTAATGCCTGTGATTGCCGAAACATCTAAGAGTGCCGCCTCGTACTGTTCGCCCGTTTGTGCCCCACGAGAGAAAAGCCCTAAGAAGCTACTCAGTCCCTGTGAGGCTGCTTGCCAATTGATAGCAGAGAGCTGGCTAAGGCGTTCTCTAAAAGTGCTTACCTTTTCAGTAGCTTCCTCTACCTTCTGCTGTGCACGGGCTATTACGCTACTGACATTGTCAGTAGCGGAGAAAGTCCAAGTGGTAGTGTAACTGCTCATCTAAGGGTTTGTTTTAGAGAAGAACTCGTTAAGGGTTTCAACAAATGCACGCTTGGTGGCACGATAATGGAGGTGCTCCTCGCATTTGAGACGGAAGTCTATTGCTCGAAAAGTGTGGATATACTCATCATCTTCCATAGTGGCGGGGTCTTTATCGGTATAGGCTGTGATAAGGGCGTCAATGCCTTCGAGAAAGTCGTAGGTATTGAGTTCTAACAGCGACCCCTCTATACTTTTTTTAAGGCTACCTTTGCCGTCTCAATCATCGTGCTAAGCTCAGTAACCAGCCCCATATAAATGGAGGCGTCATTTTCCATCAGCTCGGTATCACCTACAAGGACACAGTTTTTCACCACCGCTTCGTTGATTTTCTCGGGAGCATCTTTGTATTCTTTGCTGGTGATAAGGCTTAGTAGGCTTTTGCTGGGCTTTTTTACTAAGAAGCAGGCAGGCTCCTCACTTGGGGTGCCGTCCTTATCGAAGGTAGTGCCCGAAGGGTATACCTCAATTTCACGCACTACACGTGGATATTTAGCTTTAAAGTCCTCTAATTCTGTTTGTGTGTATGGTTTCATCTTACTTATTTAAACTATTGTCTACCTTGCTATGACTTAGATGTTCCAGTCGATGTGGGAGATGATCAGCTCGCATTTTACGGCTATGGAGCCGTCGCCTTGCTTTACATCTATGCCGTTGCCTGTGAACTCGACGTTGCGGATAGCGTCCTTTTGAATGGTGCTGTCTTTCTTTTCGTAGGCGGCGATCATATCAAAGGGCTCTATGTCTTGAAGGCGTTTGCCTTTGGGCAGTGAGGCGAGGATGGCGTCTATTTCTTCTTTGAGAAGGGTGATAGAGGCTTTTGCTTCGTAGTTGCTTTCGGAGCGACCTACGGGGTAGGCGCCTGCTGCCATTACGTTTTCTTTCTTGGTGGTGTCGGAGTAGCTCAGCTCGGTGATGCCTACTACATCGCGCCCTAAGAGGTTGAGGGTGATGTTGTTCCAGCCTTGGAGCTTTCCGAATTGGTTTATAATTGTTGTCTTTGCCATAGTGTTATATCTTGTTTGTTAATCCTACATTGCCTTCAATGATGTAGAGGATGTCGGGCATTACGATGCGCAGTGAGGCGACGAGGGGCTTGTCCTCATCGACGACTTGCTTGGGGCTGATGCTTACCTTTAAGCCGTCGATTTCGCCTGTGGTGAGCATTTGCTTTTCGATGGCTTTGGAAGCGAGTTCTTGCAGGGCGGTTACAGTGGTGTCCTTCAGGTAGCCTGTGGTGGGGTCTTTGGGCAGTTTGGCTTGTATGCGTGGTGTGGTGGTACGGCGCAATATGCGGACTGCTTTGTTCCATACGCGGTTGTTCTGAATATAGCTGTAATCGGAGGCTTTGCTGGTGCAGGTAGGGGCTGCTGAGAAGTAGATACCTGCGGTGTCGGGGTAGCTTCCTGCGATGATATAGCCTCTATCTTTGAGCAGCTTGAGTTGCTCGTTGCTGAGGGTATCGGTGCTTACGCCTGTGGAGATGCTTGCTGAGATAAAGCGTTTGCGCCCTGTATCGGTCAGTGGGTAGGTGTTGCCTCCTTTGGCGTCTTCGGGCTTGGTTTCGATGTCCACGGAGCCTAAGCTCTCGCTGACGTTGCGTACGGCGAGCATACCGAGGGCTGCCCCGATGGCGGCGTAGTATTTGTAGTGTTCAGATAGGGCTGCTATGGCGCTATCTTGGGCGATGACTACGGAGACTTGTGGGGCTGCTTTCTCTTTGAGGTTGGGGAAGCTATTGATGGCTAAGCCTTCTTTGCCTTTGCCTTCCAGAAGGAGAAAGTCAATGAGGATGCCGTCTTTCTTTACGGCATCGATGATGGCGGTTTGCAACTGGTCTACATCGGCGGCTATGGTGCTCAGATCGTTATCAAAGCCGAAGGCGGCAATGCCTTTGATATCGGAGTTGCCTCGTAGGGTTTTTAGGATTACCTCGGCTTTGTCTTGGAGTTTTACACCTGCTTCTACGGGTAAGAAGTAGATGCGGCACGCAGGGGCTAATCGGAATACCTCGGAGAGGTGGTGATGAGCCAGTGTGTGATTGTTGGCATCGAAGCTCTCGGTAATGCCAAGTGCTTCGGCGTCTTTGAGCTGTATGAGTAGCTCTGCTTTATCAGCGGTCAGCTGTGTGCCTGTGGTGGGGATAGCCCCTACCAGTAAGAACACATTGTCGGCAGTATCCTCAGTACGACCAAGTCCGCCGTCTGCTTTTTTTACTCTAAATCCTTCTAAATATCCCATAGCTTACTTTTTTGTTTTAAACCACGATGTATTTTTGTTTTCAGTGTTTGGGGTTGCAGCACCCTCTTCTGAGGTTTCTTTCTGAGCAGCTACCTCTCTTCTGAAAGGGTAAACTTCCATTTTACCTGAGGCGTGTAGGTTAGCACGGTTTTCATCAAAGAATATCTGCCCATCTTCGGTAGCATATACCACTTTGAGCTTATTCTCTTGCATTACTTTTTGAGCTCTCAATTTGAGCTCTTCTATACTGAATGTTTCCATTTTCAAATACTGTTTAAATTATTTTTAAAAAGCCGTGCAAACGTTCATTGCCTGCACGGCTCGTGCTCTCTTTTAGCCTGAGATGATGGCTGCCGTCCCCTCGTCTTTGATAGCTACACAAACGAAGTATAGCTCAAAGCCGATGGTATGTTGGCGATTTTCAGGGTCATCTTTCTTATCCCTCGCATAGCGGGTTACAGTACCCGTTCCCTTTACGGTATAGTTCTTGTGGAAGACAATAGAGGCTTCCTTTCCTTGAGCTGCTACCCCAAAGGCTTCTTTTTCACCGCTGTTGTAGGTAGGTGCGTAGGTGCTTTCGTAGACCTCAAACCCGTAGTAGTTAGAGGCTATTTGCCCTGTGGCTGTGTTTTGGTAACGGGTTTTGAAAGTGAGGTCTTCCAAAAGTAAGTCTGCTACGTGATCAGCACAGAGCACCAACACACGCCCTCCCTTAGGCACTTTGAGCTTATCAAGCTGCTTTTTCAGGTTGATAAGGTCTTTGGCTGTCAGCCGCTTTCTACCATTTTCATCTGCTTCACCTGTGGTAGTAAGCACGGGTGTTTTTGCAGTGTTTTTCTGTGGAGCGATGGACTGCAAAGCGTGCTGTGCGGTTTCATCCTCAAGGGTTTCACGATGTTGCTGCTGCACATCACTTACTTTTTCATAAGGGAGCGCGTACAACTCATCGGTGGTTACAGCTGTGTTAGTAGTTTCATACTTGTGAAGCGTAACTACTACCCTACCGTCTTCACGCACCTTATTACTGATAGGATACGTCTTATTATCTATCAATACCTTAGGTGCAGCACCTTGAACAGGTATTTTGATAACATTGTATCCTACCCATCCATTCTTACTCTTTACGGCACCAAGCCAAGTGTTTTCGTGCCTAAAATTCTTGATAAGCTCAGCTTCTGCCAGCTCATTCTTTACTGCTAAATTTTCTGATTTTATGGGCATTTTACTTACTGTTTAAATACTGTTTGTTAAGCTCAGCAACTCTTTCGGGGTTGCTGTCAATGAGAGTCTCAAGGGCTTCAGGGTCTTTTTCGATATAGTCTTCGATAGTCCAGCCCCTGTGATCATCAGCCGAAGCATTAGGCTTGTGGTTGATGGTTTCAGAGGCAGGGGTTACACCTTGCATCTTGTCAAAGAGGTCTTTGGTTTTGTCGTACTCAGCAGTGGCTAAGCCTACATAAGTCTCTTTGAGGTCTGCGGTGATCTTACGCTGTAAGATAGCTTGATGAACGAGCTTTTCGGCACGTGTTTTAGCGGCTGCTTGCTCATCAGCTTCTTTTTCTCTGAGTGCATTAATGCGTGCTGTGATTTGCTCGTCGGTGGCGTCTTTTGCCAAGCCGAGTGAGGCGATTAGTTTGTCTCTATCCATTTTTTGTATATTTACTTTTTTGTTATTTTCTTGTTTGGGGGCTGGTATTTTAGGGCAGCCGCAGGCTTGCATCATTGCAAGGGTTTCGTCGTTGTACTCTGGAGAGCCATCTACGATTTGGGTGATAAGCCCGAGGGTAAGGGCTTCTTGTGCGCTCATCCAGTAGTCTTGCTTCCAAAGGGTGTTTATCTCTTCTTCGGTTTTGCCAAAGCGTTTGGCGTAGGTGGTGCGGTAGAGGGCGGTGATGTTCTCTAAGGCTTTCATATCGGCTTGCATCTGATCTATATTGCCTGTGAACTGTGTCAGGGGCTTGTGGATCATAAACTGTGAGGAAGCGTAAGCCTCAGCGGGGAAGTGTGCCATTATATAGGTGCCTGCGCTGGCAACCAGTGCGCCCGCTTTTATCTTTACGCTTTGAAGGCGGCGGAGTTGATTGACGATTTCGGAGGCGTCGTAAACGGAGCCGCCTTCGGTGTTGAGGTAGACGGTGGCGGTTTTGACGCCTTGGCGAAGTGCTTCATCTATTTCATAGCGGAGGTCGTCGGCAGTCCATCCGAAGTAGATGCGCCCTGTGATGCGGAGCTCTAAGGCATCGGCGTTGATATGTGCGATTAGGTTTTTCACGATTGTTGTTTTTGACGGTGCAAAGTTGCGACAAGTGGGGATTGTGAGCAAATAGCTGTCCCAAATTGGGCAGTGATTTACACTCAATTTGGGTGTGATTTACTGCCTAATTTGGGACGGGAATTTTAAGGGGTGGTGTGGTGGGAGTACCTTTGCGGCAAAGTTTTAAGAATATTATGGCACGGAGTGTAGAAGAAATAGAAAATGAGATTTATAAGGCTAAGGAGAATGAGGGGGCACTTGTGGAGCTTAACAGCACTTCGAAGGTGGCTGTGTGGCGCTTGTGGGTGTATATCATTGCTTTTGTGATACAGAGCCTTGAGAAGTCGTTTGAGTTGCACAAGGCGGATATAGATGAGCGGCTCAGTAGGCTTAAGCCTCATACAGCGCGCTGGTATCGGGAGAAGGCGCTGGCTTTTCAATATGGGTTTAACTTGCTGGCAGAAAGTGATCTTTTTGATAATAGGGGGAAGAGTGAGGAGCAGATTGCTGCCTCGAAGGTGGTAAAATACGCTGCTGTAACGGAGGGTGAAGGTGCTACACGCTTGATTGTGAAGATAGCGGGGGAAAAGGATGGGAAGCTCTCACAGCTGAGTAGTGATGTTGAAAAATCGTTTGGTGCGTATATGGCTCGGATTAAGGATGCTGGGGTGCCTGTGACGGTGATTAATTATTTGCCTGACCAGTTAAAACTGCATCTTGAGATTGTGCGCGATGCTTTGGTGCTTGATAAGAATGGTACTGATATCACCTCAGGGGAGAAGCCTGTAAGGGATGCTATTGAGGAGTTTATGAAGGAGTTGCCTTTTGATGGTGAGCTTTCGGTGCAGAAGTTGGTGGATAAGATACAGGGTGCTCGTGGAGTGATGGATGTAGCGCTTAAAGAGGTGCAGACGCGTTGGATTGACCCTGTTAAAGGTTCGTATGGGGACTGGGAGAGTATCAATATTATAAAGGTGCCTGAGAGTGGGTATTTTGCAGTGTACTTGGGAGAGGATGACCCTGTGGAGGTACGCTCGTCTGTAAGGTATATACTTAAATCGGAGTTATGATGATAGATAAGATTATAAAGTATTCGGCTCAGAGGTTGGGTATAGGGCAGCTACCTACTTTTTTGCGCAAACGCAAGATGGTGGCTTGGCTGAGGAGTTTGTTGCAGCCTTTGGAGAGCTTACACGGCTCTTTTATTACGGAGCGTGCTGATGCACTTTATAGGCTTAGCCACAATGGACAGGTGTGTTACCTTGAGAAAGTGCTTAATGATAAATACGACCCTGAGCGGAAGCGTATCTACATCACTGATGGTAATAAGCACAGTCGTACTTATATATACACACGTGCAGAACAGCGCCCTAAATACTTGGGGAAGCTATTTTTGCAGCTCAGAGATGCTTATGCAGATACAGGGGTGGATTTTATTGTGAAGGTGCCACAGGAGCTTTACAAAGAGAATGATTATGAGAAAATGGCGCTGATTGATTACTACCGCTTAGCATCAAAGAGATATAGAATAGAACCTTTTTAAAGACACATAAAATGCTCAACACAGAAGAACTTAAAAAAGATATCAAGTCAGCCTTCAAAGCAGAACAAACCGAAGAGGAGGACTACGAGGCAAGCCTTGAGCGCATTGCCGAGAAGATCGCTCAGGCTGTAATAAAACAGATAAAACAAATTAAAATCACCTACACCCAAGGCTTAGCTTCACAAAGTGGGGGTGCGGTCAGTGGTGTATTCAATTATACCATAAGTTAAGATGAACACAGTGGATATATTTACAGCGCTCTTTGGGATGGGCTTTATTGGTACGGCTATCGGATGGATAGTGGAGCGCAAAAAGCGCAGTGCTGAAACTCAAACCATTGACATAGAGAACAGAGGCAGGCAGATACAGCAGTATAAGGATATGCTGGATGATTTGCCTGTGCGCTATGAAAAGAAGTTTAAAGAGTTTGAAGAGCTGTACAACCGAAAGATACAGCTCTTAGAGGATGAGATTGCAGTGCAAAAGCGGGTGATTGCCTCACTTAAAGCAGAGAACAGCGAACTGAGAAAAAAGATAAAAGGATATGCAGATAATAGTATTACATAATCAATCTCTATTAGATGCTTGCTTGCAACACACAGGCAGCCTTGAGGGGCTTTTTGATTTAGCACTGACAAACGCTCTAAGTCTTACTGATGAACTCAGTGCTGGGCAAAGCCTTCAGGTGCCTGATGGGATTGCTACTGACAGGGAGATATTGAGCTATTACACGGCTTGTGGATTGCAGCCTGCTACTGCCTTCACTGAGGAGGATAAGCAAATCCTCGATCGTAAAGAGGGTATTAGTATTTGGGCTATTAACCTTGATTTTATAGTGAGTTAGTGGTCAGGGAACAGAGGAGAGAAATAAGTATAAACTAAGAGCTAAGATATGGCAAAAGAGACAGAAAAGAAAGCGGCACGCATCTTATTTATAGAGCAGCATAAGGGCTCTGAGGAGATTGCAGTGCAGCTCAATGTAAATAAGCGCACGGTAGACCGCTGGATAAAGGAGGGGGAATGGAAGAGGATACGTGACGCAAAGACGAATGCGGGCAAGGAGCGCATCGAGCGTTTGCAGCAGGTGGCTGATTCGCTCACTGAGGAGCGCATCGAAATTATTGAACGTATTAAAGCCCTTGAACAGGAAAAGGACAGTGCGGATGACAGCTCGGAGGTTGCTAAGCAGCTGTACGATTTGCGCCGTCAGAGTGCGACTATTGACGATGCGATTGCGAAGTGGAATAAGCGCATTGAGAATGTGAACAGGGAAACGAAAATCACTCTTACGGTGTATATGGAGGTGATGGAAAGTGTTTTTGATGCTTTACGCAGCTTTGACCAAGGGCTTTATATGCAGACCCTTGACTTTCAGGAGGCACACTTACACGAGATAGCTACTAAGTTATGAAACAGATAGATAAAGTAAAGCAGGAGCGTTATCTTCAGAAGCTCGCCTTTGCGCGCTCTTCTGGGGCTCGCTTTGCTGGGGAGACCCCTGAGGAGCGCAAGGCTGCCATCGAGGCGTGTCGCAAAGACCCTGCTAAGATGGTTGCACGTTACTTTGCTCACTATGCCGATGCTCCTTGTGCTGACTTTCAATTGCAATGGGCGGCAATGGTGGGGAAGAACCCTGCTTTTAAAGGTTTCTGTCAGTGGGGGCGTGCGCTTGCCAAATCGGTGTGGAACGATATTTTTATTCCCTTTTGGCTATGGCTGCGGGGTGAGCCTGTGTACTTCGTGATCATCGGCAACTCACAGGAGCGTGCCGAGCAGCTTCTTGAGGACATACGGGCAGAGTTTGAGGTGAATGCTCAAATCCTCGCTGACTTCGGCGAGCAGAAGCAGCTTGGCAGTTGGGAAGATGGTTTTTTCATCACCAAAGGGGGCTTTATTGCTCAAGCATTGGGTATGGGACAGAACACCCGCGGGCTGCGCGTAAAGAACAAGCGTCCTACGCACATCGTAGCGGATGACTTAGAGGATAGGGAAATCAATAAAAACCCACGGCGTCAGGCTGAGATAGCTGCGTGGATAGATACGGCTGTTATCCCTACGATGGATGGTAAGTACAGGCGTTTTATTCAGGCTAACAATCGCTTTGCTCCTGTGATGATACAGACGCTTTTGCAGGAGAAGCACCCTACTTGGCGCGTACATCAGGTGAATGCCTATGACCCTGTAACTTTTGCTCCTACGTGGGCAGGGAAGTACCCCGCGGATTACTTCTACGACTTGGTCTATGGGGATAATGGCATTGGCGAGCTGGCGGGCAATGCTGAGTACAACAATGCCCCGCACGTGGAGGGGGTGGTATTCAAAGATGAGCAGTTCCAATGGGTGCCGCTGCCGCAGTTGCGCACTATGGAGTACATCATCGGGCATTGGGATATTGCCTACGCTGGCAACACGACCAGCGACTACAATGCTGTGGTGGTGGAAGGCTTAAAGGAAGGGCGTTTTTACGTGATAAATACCTTCTGCCGCCAAAGCAAGATGCGCGCTGCTGTGGAGTGGATGTGCGACTTTCAGAGGGGGTTGCCTGCCTCGGTGGTGGTGCATTGGCAGTACGAGGCGCAGTTCTGGAATGATGAGGTGCAACGTGTATTAGAGGAAGTACAGCGCGAGCGAGGGGTACGCCTGAACATCTTTAAGCGCACTCTTGATAAGACTAAGAAGTTCGACCGCCTAATGAGCTTACAGCCTTACTACCAAAATGGGCGTATCTACTACAACGAAAAGCTCAAAGGCTCGGTAGATATGCAAACGGGCACGGGGCAACTCAAAGGGATAGAGCCCAATTATAAAGTGAACGACGACTGGCCTGATGCGCACCAAATCGCAACCAATGACCTCGAAGCCTATATGCCCGAGAAAACCTTTAAGGCGGTATTCGTCAAACCCAAGGGTATCAACCGCTGGTAGGTGCTACGAGCACACCGAAGTACTACGAGTACACCGAATTAAATATTATATACTATTATGCAATACCTTAAGAAAGAACAGTTAATATCGAAAGCCCTTGAGCGCGCCATAGACGAGAGTAGCAAAGACTTTGAGCAGGCACTTGCTGAAAGTGAGAGTGAGCATATCGCCATTTTTAAAAGTCTTTTAAAACGCTTTTACAACGTGGAGGCTATTTTTGATAAAGATAAGCCTATCTACAACCCTCTGTTGGGGCGTATCCTCACCTTCTTAGTGCTCTCGGACGTCTTTTCGCGCAATGCCTACCGCAAGTACAACGCTAATAGCTTTACCGAGAAGAACAAAGAATGGGCAGAAAAAGAGCTTGAAAAGCTCTCTAAGGGTATCATCATCTTAGAGGACTTGCCTAAGAAGCCCGACGACCCTAACAACAAGAAAGCCGACAGCATTTTCGGCAACCTCAGAAACGAAGATTTTTACATATAGAGATGAATATATTTAGCAAAGCATACCAAAAGATAGAAGGCTTTGTACTGCGTAATGCCTCGTACTTAGCCTTAAAAACAGCCTTGGGCACTTCTCCGCGCAGCAGTGCCCCCAGTACTACGCTTCAGTATAGGGCTAAGATGCTCCGCGTGCAGACCTTACAGAGTTGGAAGAGTGCTGTAATGCTCGCCACTGACCCCGAGAACCCTGACAAGGCACGGCTGCGTGAGCTTTACGACAACTTAGAACAAGACAACCACCTCGGCTCGGTGGTCGAAAGCCGTATTGCCAAAACCCAGCAGTCGCCCTTCAGAGTGGTAAACGAGCACGGCGAGCGCGACGATGAGGCTAAAAAGCTCTTCGAGACCGTGTGGTTTCAGGATTTTGTAAAGTACGTGCTGATGAGCAAATTTCAAGGCACTACCCTCTTGGAGCTCATCAAAACCGACGGAGAAGGACGCCTTACCGAAGTTACCGAAATACCCCAAGGACACTTCAACGCCCTGAAAGGTATCATCCTCAAAGAGGTAGGCGACACCACAGGCACCTCGTACAAAGACGGCAAACTCAGCAACTATTACATCCAAATAGGCAAAGACTACAACGACCTTGGGCTCTACACCCTCGTCGCTCCTATCGTCCTTGCCAAAAAGCTCGGCTTAGGCTCGTGGTTAGACTACATTGAGAAGTACGGTGTTCCACCTCTGTTTATCACCACTGACCGCGACGACCAAACACATATAGACCAGCTGCGTGAAGCTGCCGAGAACTTTAAAGCCAGCCCCTTTATGATAGGCGTAGGTGCTGATAAGTTTGAGATACCTAACCTCACAGGCGGCAACAACGGCGAGGGCGTATTCGACAGCCTTATCAAACGTGCCGACAACGAGATTTCCAAACGCTTCTTAGGCGGTACAGGTTTAACGGACGAGAAGGGCTTTGTAGGCTCAGTAGAAGTGCAGTTTGAGCTTGCCTCTTTCCGCTTTGAGTCGGACAAGATACTGGTAAAGCACTACATCAACACCTACCTCATCCCGCTACTGCTCAAACTCTCACCTCTCTATGCCCCGCTCGCCTCCTTGCGCTTTGAATGGGACGATGAAGAGCCAATGACCACCGAGAAGCTCTGCAATATCGTCCAAACCCTCGGCGCACATTACGACTTCGACCCCGAGCAGGTGGAAGCAATCACAGGGCTTAAAATCGTAGGCATCAAAGATACCACCTCTACATTTATAGCTTCTGAAAGTGAAAAAAAAAAGCCCTGACGGGGCGTAATCAGAGGTCAGCAGTCAGAGGTCAGCACGATAAAAATGCAGCGTGGCAACTCAAAAAAGCCTTAGAACGCCTTGAAACCCTTTACAGTGGGCTAAGTTGTGATTGTCATACCCACCTCAAAGCTGAAAGCTCGAAGGTCGAAGCTCAGTTTGATATGGCTGCGTGGCTTAAAGTAATGGAGCAGATCGCCCGCGACCGCTACGAGGGTAAACTACAACGGGGACAGCTCTCCAATGAGTACATACGTAAAACCTATGAGGAGCTCAACGGAGGGCTTGCCAGCGGCTTCGGCACTGAGAATATGCGCGTAAACAAACAGACGGGCACCATCGCCCCTGAAGTGTTACAAATGCAGCGTAACCTCTTTAAATTCAGCGGGGCAAAGAACTTCGTAATGGCTGAGGACATCAACCGCATACTTACCTCAGAGAAGGGTAAAAGCTGGGGGAGCTTTTGGGCAGAAGTGCAGAAGCTCAACCCTAAGTACAACAAAAACTACCTACAAGCTGAGTGGCAAACTGCCAAGCAAGCAGGCTATCATGCAGCGGGGTGGCAGGAATATCAGCGCAGTAAAGACCTCTACCCCAACCTAAAGTACAAAACCCAAGGCGATAATAAAGTGCGCGATGAGCACCGCCTTTTAGAGGGGTACATTGCTCCTATTGATAGCGACTTTTGGAAAACTTACTACCCACCCAATGGCTGGCGTTGTCGTTGCTATGTGGTGCAAACCGCCGAAGAACCTACTGCATCACCCGCACCTACCCTTACCGATAAGCAACTGCCAAAGGAATTTCGAGGCAATGTAGGCATCACAGGGCAGGTATTTAAGGAAGACAGCAGCGAGGGCGGCAAACCACACCCTTACTTTGCACTTTCTAAGCAATCTGAGTACTACAAAAGGAACTCTGAGTATATCAAGTTAGAGGCTCCCTATACTACAATATATGAGGCTAAGAATGGTGCTAAAGTAGAGCAAAACCTATTTGCCGATGATAGCGACCTACAAAAGAATGTCGCTACTGCCAAAGTAATAGCTGATGAGTTAGGTGTATCAGTAAAAATACGTCCACACCTCAATGCCACTAACCACAAGAACCCCGAATATGAAATCAATAATTACTTAGCAGATAGAAAAGAAGCTACATCATATACAGCTATTAAAACTAACTTAGGAAGTGCGAGAAAACAGGGGGTAAATAGCATAGTATATGACCTTTTAGAGTTTAAAGAATGGAAAGCAAATGAGATCATAAGGGCTTTAAAAGGTAAAATACATAGCTTTAACGATAAGGAATGGTTAAAGGAGATTTATATTGTTTATAAAGATAAATCAGTATCTTTAACAAAAAATGAAATTATGAATGACTTTAATAATGCTGTAGACAAGTTAAAAGCAATAGAGCCGTGATATTAACTATCACAGCTCTATTGGGAGCGGTAAGCGAAACAAATCGCCTCCCGCGTTCAGTGTAATACTGAACCGCTGCAAAGGTACGAAGTATTTTTGAACTTGCAAGCATTTTGTTTAAAATATTTTTAAAAAGTTTTTAAAGCGTATGGAAAACACCCCCGATTTTGAAACCTTAGCCCGTGAGGCTCTGAAAGATACACCGAAGCGTATCGCTGAGACAGCACGTAACTTTTTTATGCAGTCATTCATAAAACAGGGCTTTACAGATGCTTCTTTTATCCCTTGGGTGCGTAGGCGTGATGCTTTGCCTCATAAGACGCTATCGCTATCCTACGCTCTGAAAAACAGCTTGCGTATCGCCCGTGCCGACCTTGAGAAGGTAATGATTACAGCAGGCAAAGGTTTGCCTTATGCAGCTATCCACAACGAGGGTGGCACCATTACCGTAAAGGTAACGGAGCGTATGCGGCGGTACTTTTGGGCAATGTTTAAGAAGACAAAACAGGAACGCTATAAGTGGATGGCACTCACTAAGAAAGAGCACCTAACGATCCATATACCTAAGCGGCAATACATCGGGCAGAGCTACACGCTGGATAAGAAGCTCGAGGGCATTATCCTTGAAGAGATTAGAAGGGCAGAACGAAATTTAAACTTTGAATAACTATGGAGAATTGGCAAAACCTTTACAGAGAATTAGCAGAGCGCATCACCGAGAAGATGCCCCAGATACGCTGGGTAGACTTGTGGCACAATCAAGTGGGCTTTTTAGAAGATGAGCACCCACTGCCAACCCCTGCGGTTTTCATTGCTTTTCGTAGCAATAGCACCCAAGATGCGGGCGAGCTGGCACAGATAGTAGACCTACAAGTGGACTTTTACCTCTTTTACGAGACGTTTTTAGATACTTTTCACGGAGCTTACAACGAGGAGGGAGCTTTGGACTTTACGAAGAGTTTGGACACCTTATTTGGCATCTTTCACGGCACTACGGGAGAGAATTACAGCAGTATGCGCCGTACTGCCTTTGCCCCTGTGGATACGGGTAGTGCAGGCAACCTCTATCAAGTGAGCTTTGAGTGCAAACTGCAAGACACCAGCGCAATGAAGTATTACGAAGGGGTAAAGGCATCGTTACAGGTGCAAGATGAGAAGGGAGAAAACAACTACTTTATCCCACACGGTTAAAGACGATGTTCTCAATGGTGCGGGGTTTGAGGTAGTACTTTGCCG